AAAGAATAAAATTACATTTAAAGGGAAGAAAAGTTAACTAATTTAGTTATCTTTGCTTTCCTTTTAAATCCACTCAACACTACTTGAAAATACAATGTATTAATAGAGTAGGCAATGTTGGAATGTGCTTCAAAAGAGAGAGTATCATGGTACTCGAAACTGAATTCAGTTCAAGGTTCGAATCCTTACTACTCTATAAATACATTTTAATAACATTTTAAATATTAACAGCAAATGGAAGTATCTAACCAGATCCTCAGTGATATAGTTGTCTTTAATAAATACGCCAAGTTTTTACCTGCAAAAGGTAGAAGAGAGACATTTAACGAAATATGTAATCGTTATCAAGAAATGATGATTACTAAACATCCTAATGTAGCCAAGGATATAAAACAGGCTATCAGTTATGTAAAACAAAAGAAAATATTACCTTCGATGAGGGCTATGCAGTTCGCGGGAGCTGCTATAACTAAGTCAGAATCAAGGATTTACAACTGTGCGTATTTACCAATAGACGATTATAGATCATTTAGTGAAATTATGTTTCTTTTACTAGGTGGAACAGGAGTTGGTTATTCAGTACAATTTAAACATGTAAGAAACTTACCAGAAATAGTTAAACCACAAAAGAGTCAGAAATATTTAATTAGTGATTCTATTGAAGGTTGGGCTGATGCTGTAAGACATCTAGTTGGAAGCTTTCTGGGAATAAGAAAGACGAAGCCGATATTTGACTTCTCTGATATTCGACCGAAAGGGTCCCGATTAGTAACTGCTGGGGGTAAAGCCCCTGGCCCCGAACCATTAAAAACATGCTTATTTCATTTAGAAACACTATTTAACAGAAAAGAAACAGGAACTTCCCTTACGCCTTTGGAGGTGCACGATGCGGTGTGTTACATTGCTGACGCTGTGCTTGCAGGTGGTATTAGGAGAGCAGCATTGATTTCATTATTCTCAATGGATGATGAAGAGATGCTAACAAGTAAATATGGAAACTGGTGGGAGCTTAATCCTCAAAGAGGACGGGCTAACAATAGCGCTGTAATTCGTAGACACCGAATAACTCATCCTGAGTTTAAAAGTTTTTGGACGAAAATCCAAGACTCTAATTCAGGAGAGCCGGGTATGTATTTCACTAATAATAGTGATTATGGTACAAACCCTTGTTGCGAGATAGCCTTAAAACCATACCAATTTTGTAATCTCACTGAGGTTAACGTTTCAAATATTGAGTCACAAGAGGATTTATCGAAGAGGTGCAGATTAGCATCACTACTAGGAACACTACAAGCTAGTTTCACGAACTTCCATTATCTTCGACCAATATGGAGAACGACTACTGAAAAAGACGCTTTAATTGGCGTTGGGATGACAGGAATAGGAAGTGGTACAATTTTGAAGTATGATTTAGAGCAAGCGGCCAAGATGTCGTGCGAAGCTAATGAACACTATGCAAAGTTATTAGGTATTAATCGAGCAGCAAGAGTTACTACTATCAAACCTTCCGGAACTACGAGCTGTGTATTAGGAACAGCATCAGGTATTCATGCGTGGCATAATGATTATTATATAAGAAGAATGCAATGCACGAAAGATGAAGATTTGTATAAGTATCTAATTAATACTCATCCAGAACTCGTCACTGATATGAAACTAATACCTAACAGTGCAGTTATTGAGATCCCTCAAAAAGCTCCTGCTGGTTCCATTTTACGAAACAAAGAGACTGCTCTTGATTTACTCGAACGAATTAAACTATTTAATTTAAATTGGGTAAAGCAGGGTCATCGCTCAGGTGATAATCAAAACAATGTATCTGCCACTATATCAATTAAAGATAATGAGTGGAAAGATGTAGGTGAATGGATGTGGAAAAATAGAGACACATTCAATGGATTGAGTATATTACCTTATGACGGTGGCACATATGAACAAGCTCCCTTTGAAAACATTTCAAAAACAAAATATTATAGAATGCTTAATCAGCTTACAACTATTGACTTGCGTAAAATCAAAGAACATCATGATAATACAACAAGAAGTCAAGAAATTGCATGTGCTGGTGGTTCGTGTGAAATAGTATAACATAACAGATTCTACAGGCATAGTATTAATTTATAAATAGATATGTTATGGCAAAATTTATGGTCGTGTTACTAGGACTAGTTATCTTAGTATGCATATGGATGTTTTTAATGTCTAATGAAGAATAATCATGGGACATATGAAATGGGTTTCTACTCTAACTAATCAAGATCTCGAGAGTATGAAACAAATAGTTAAACAAGCTGAAGAGAAAAATGAGCAAAGTGCTCACTTTCAAAACAGTAAGTATGAGATCTCTTATCTTAAATCCGTTATTCATGTATTAGAAGAAAATGTTATATCAGATGATATAATGGATTTAGAAATTAATAATTAAATAATTAGATATGATAAAGTTAATCTGTGCACATCAAAACATCGATCCGGTGTTTGAATGTGTTTCAATGGATGAAGCTATAACTTATCTCTCAAAACAGGATATGCTTGGAGTCGATACAGAAACAGAAGGAAAAGATTTTCTTTCAAAGAAAGTTGTAATGTTTCAAATCGGCACTAAGGATATTCAGTTTGTTATTGACACAAGATTTATTGATATTACTCCTTTAATTCCTATTTTAGAAGATCCTAATATTGTGAAAATATTTCATAATATTAAATTTGATTATAAATTCTTAAAACAATGGTATAATATGGACATTAAAAATCCATATGATACTATGTTAGCAGAAGGTATAATTCATTGCGGTCAGAATAATGTAGGCTATTCTCTTAATGCATTAACAAAAAAGTATTTAGAAAAAGAATTAAATAAAGAAGTTAGAAATAAATTTATCGGACTTGATGGTAAACCTTATAGCACTGAACAAATATTATATGGTGCTGAAGATGTAGAACATTTAATTGATATTTGGAAATGTCAACAAGAACTCTTAGCAAAATATGATTTATTTGAAACAACTAAACTTGAAATGGAAGTATCATTAGCATTTGCTGATATAGAATTTAATGGATTAGAATTTAATACAGATAAATGGTTATCAATAGCTAATGATTCTGAAGCAGAAGTAATGCTAAATGAAGAAGAATTAGATAAAATGATTTATGCTCTTAAGCTTAACAAGTTTATTAAAAGATCATTCCAAACTGATATGTTTATTTCTAATGATGATATTCGTAAAATTGATATTAAATGGTCTAGTCCTACACAAGTCTTAAAAGTATTTAAAGAATATGGTTTAGATATTGAAAAAGTAAATGCATTTGAATTATCTAAACATAAGAATAAAGCATTAATTACTAAGTATTTAGAATATAAAGAAGTTCAAAAAATTGTATCAACTTATGGTAAGTCATTTTTAAAATATGTAATGAAAGATGGTAAAGTAAGAACAAGTTTTTGGCAAATATTAAATACTGGACGTGTATCAAGTGGAAATAGAGAAGATAGGAAACCTAATATGCAGAATATACCTGCAGATAATAAATTTAGAAATTGCTTTCATGCAAGAGATGGATATAAATTAGTATCTGTAGATTATTCAGGACAGGAATTAGGTATTATAGCTTCCGGATCAAAAGATCCTGTCTGGATGAAAGCACGAGAAGAAGAAGCAGATCTTCATAGTATATGTGCTGATATGGTATTTAAAGAGGAATGGCGTCAAGCTGATGCTGATAAAAAGAAAGAGCTTAGAGTTATGATCAAGACTATTAATTTTGGTCTTGCTTATGGAATGAGCAAATTTAAATTATCAAGTACTCTTCAAATAACAGTCGATGATGCAGAAGCATTAATTAAACAATATTTTACTGAATTTCCTAAAATTAAAGGATTTTTGAAAACTTTGGGTGATTATGGTAAGCGTTATGGATATATTAGAACATTTAAACCTTTTAGAAGGATTAGATGGTTTGATAACTGGCGTAATGATTTGCACCCTAAAAGAGATTTTAAAGAATTGGGTACTATCGAACGCATGAGTAAGAATACTCCGATTCAAGGAACTGGTGCTGATATGATTAAACTCGCAATGATTTTAATCAGAAACAAGATAAAAGAATTAGATTATCCTGTATATATGGTAACTCAAGTTCATGATGAAATTGGCTGCGAAGTTCGAGAAGACAAAGCCGAAGAATGGGCTATGATTCAAGGGGCCTTGATGCGTGAAGCTGGTATGAAAATTGTTTCCGAGTTTCCTATGGGAGTAGATCATACAATTAGTAAAGAATGGTGTAAATAAAATTAATAATATGAAAGCAAATGATACAAAAGATCAGATTCAGCGTAGAGGGCTGAATAAATGGTGGTCCTATCCAATAAATGGAAAAGGAACACTACAATATGCTACAGGTGTTGGTAAAACACGATGTGGTGTATTAGCCGCAGCTTTAGTAGCGAAGAGATTAGGTATGGATTGCCAAATATTAATTCTTACACCTACTGAGACTATTAGAGATAGAGCATGGACTGAAGAGTTTGAAAAATGGGGAGAAAAAGATATATTTGATGCATGTGTAAAATGTGTCTGTATTCAAACTGCATATAAATGGTGGGGTCAACATTATGATCTTGTTATTGCAGATGAAATACATAATTATATTGCTCCAGAATTTTTCAATTTCTTTGCAAATAATAGGTATACTCAAATATTAGGTTTATCTGCTTATATAGACCCAATGAAATTACCTTTATTAAATTCTGTTGCTCCAATATGTGATAGAGTATCAACACAAGAAGCTAGTAAACTTGGATTGATAAGTAAATTCACCATATATAATGTACCCTTAAATTTAACAGGAGATGAAAAAGATTCTTATAAAAGTGCTAATAGTAATTTTGCTAGACTATTTCCTGTTTTTGATAGAAACTTAAAAATTATGTATGCGTGTATGAAACCAAATGTGTATGAACAACATTTGCTTCGAAAAGGAGAAGTTTTAACTGATGATAATAAAACATTTCCATACCAATGTAATGCTGCTATGAGCAATAGAAAGAAGTTATTATATAATGCTTCTTCTAAATTAGAAGCAGTAAAGCATTTATGTGATCTATACCCAGAGAGGAAGACAATCATATTTTCTCAAACTATTGATTTTGCTGACAAAGTTACAGAAAAATTAGGTGATGTTTGTGTAAGTTTTCATAGTAAACTTGGTAAGAAAGCTAGAAAAGCTAACTTAGACAAGCTTATTGATAACAAAACAAAAATCACTCGAATTTCAACTGCAAAAGCTTTGAATGAGGGCGTTAACGTCCCAGATATTTCAATGGCTATTATAGCTAGTGGAACCAGTAAAGTTAAAGACTTGATTCAACGGGTCGGAAGAGCTGTTAGATGGGAAGAAGATAAGCAGGCGCTCATCTTTCATCTATATATTGAAGATAGTCAAGAGGAGAAATGGGTTTCTTCCTCTCAAATGGGTCATAGTGTTGAGGTTATGAGATTGGAATAGTATTAAAGAGGTTATTAATGTAATATGCTGAAGACCCTTTTTAACTATTCCAATCTTATATTAAATTAAGAGGTCCCGAAAGGTTTAGGGGGGTGAGAGAGGTAACGTGCTCATAATAATCAGGTAATCAAGCTCATGTGAGAAGTCCAGCAAAAACTGATGTGTCTATTAAAGGAAGACTAGTTAGTACTTTACTCCAAACATGTGAGGAGTTTAAGATAGATATGAATCAACGGGTGGTCCCCCACTCTTTTTATTAACAATTAAAATTAAAAATTATGTCATTAGATAATTATGATAAATGGAAGTTAGCATCCCCGGATGATGACCCAAATTTAGTAAGCCCGTGTTGCGGGAAAGAATATACAGAGTTGGAATTTAGAGAAGAAGAAGCAATGTATAAATGTAGTGATTGCGATGAAACATTTGAATATCCTGAACAAACTTATGAATATAAACAACAACGTCTAGAAGATGCCCAAGAGGCTCAGATGGATGCAGATAGAGATGAATCATGAAGAGTATAGCCGAAGGAAAACAACATCTCAGAACTAACTTTAAAGAAGGAACTAATTGTCCTTGTTGTGGTAAATATGTAAAAGCTTATAAACGTAAATTAAATTCTGGTATAGCCAGATCATTAATTATTATGTATAAACTTGGAGCATTGAATGGGCACTATATACATGTACAAGGTGATTTCCAAACCAAATTAAAGTTACGTGCAACAACTATGGATTATGCTTACGCAGAAAAATGGAAGTTGATTAAAGCTGATCCAGATAATAATGG